GCATAATCCAAGATTTCTTCCATAGTGCAGGGTTTCTCCTGCACCTGAGGGAAAAACTTAACTAATGTTTTTTCTCCAAGTCCCTGAATACCTTCAATATTATCTGATTTGTCCCCCGTGAATATCTTTGTCAACAATACATTGTAGTGAGGTATGTCTACCTTGTTCAAAGATATCATATCTCCGTTTTTAAAGTACTGTTTTGTGATTGGTGAATAGATTGTCACATGTTCAGAGATAAGCTGTGTAAGGTCCTTGTCTGCGGAAAAAATGATAATCTTCTCGTCTTTAGATATCTTACAATAATAAGCGATGAGGTCATCAGCTTCATTGTCGTGCATCTCAACTTGTCTTACAAATATCTCCTCAAGATATTGTTTGATTCGAGACTTCTGATACAAATACGATTCGTACTTGTATTCATTCATATCGTCTTGTCGTCTGTTTGCTTTATATTGGGGGTATATCGATTTTCTGATGGATGAATTAGAATCACCATCCCAAAACACAACAACTCTATCATGGTTGTGTTCGTCAAGGAATTTGCGGAGTACACTCACAAAGTGAAATACTCCGCCCACATGAGCTCCGTCGTTAAACACGTCTTTTGCTCCGTGGAATCCTATCTTAAATAAATTATCTCCGTCTACTAATAATGTCTTAATCACATTTGTGATTTAAATGGTGAAACAATAACTCAATCTTCCTTCTCTTCTTTCAGTTCAAAATCAATTGAACTAACCCCAAGAATATCTTTCCAATATTCTGCATATTCTTTCTTGTAGTTTTCAATCGAAACCTTCTCTTCAGCCGCTTCTTTACCTGCCAAGAACCCGTGTGGTGTCACAATAATCTTTCCATCTTCATAACCCAATCCATTGATGTGATTTTTCATTACAGATACTTTTGTTCTGATTGCAAACTTAACACTTCTTTTGTCTTTTGTTGCAGTAATCTTGTTTGTTCCCGCACCTTTTTGATTACCAAATAAGAATACTAAAGATGAGTTCAACCAAATAGCCTCACCACCTTTTGCTTTAATCTTTGGTTGACCAAATGGATTGTCAGGTAATTCAACCCAAGGTTGGTTTACAATAACCAATGTGTTTTCATATTTTGAATCAGATTTACGTGAACCTGAAATACGTTGGTTGATACCCATACCAATCTTATCTGCCAATACAGATGCGTTGTGTTGTTTACCACCTTTACCGTCAAATGTCATCTTACAAGGAACTGAACCAACTGAATCCCACAAGAACAATAAACTATAATCTAATTCACCTTTTTCTTGTGCGTCTAACAAACTATTAATGTAGTCAGTAATTTGTTCAATGTAGTTAAAGTTATTGTTAAAGATGTAAAATCCGTCCCAATCAACTTCTCCTGATTCTTCATCAACAACTTCTTCACATTCAAAACCCATAAGTTTTGCGTGTTCAAAAGACCATTTTTGTTCGGTAATAATGAACACAGGTAGAATACCTTTCTTTTGGGCATCAACGGCAGCTTTAACTAACGCAGTTGTTTTTCCTGTGTCAGAGTGACCCAAGAACATATTTAAGTGTCCAATTGCAGGACCTGGTAGTCCAACCGCATCCAAGAAGTCAGAACCTAAATCAAAAAATCTTTGTGGTTTGTACTTAGCCGAAGTAGAGAATTTTTTCTTTACTGAACTAAAATCGTTCTTCTTAATTGCCATAATGTCTTGAATAAAATTCTTTTAGGGCAATAAGTTTATCTGAAGCATTTGTAAGTTTTTCAACAAAGTTATCCATTTCTTCAAAATGTTGTGGGTGTTCTCCAATTCCTACTGCGTTCTCCATATAGACCATTAATGTTGCCTCAGCTTCAGCAACTTCACTCTCGTATTTCAATACAAGAGATTCAAACATTCTTTTTCCTATTCTGTTTTCCATGTGTTATTTTTTTATAAAAGAAAAGAGCTTGGACACTATGTGTAAGTAAGTGTCCAAGCTCAGTTTAATTAGAATGGTAATTCAGTGTCTACCTCGTCGTTAGCCTGTGGGTCAACGATTGGTGCTGTTTTACCACCAATAGATGTAGTCGATTCAGTATCGTTTAAATACACATATCCACCCTTATCACTATCCCATTTTGGAGTTTCTCCACGAGCAATTGCTTCAAGATAATCAACAGGTTTTTTAGAATATACATCCAACCAAGTCATCTCGTCATTAATCCAAGCGTTAGCTTGTGCCTTATCTTCGTGAACAGGAGCTGGGTCATCGTACATGATTGTAGAGATACTTGTGTACTCTTTACCTGCAGGTGTTTTAGATTTAGATAATTCAATAATAAGGTCACGTCCTTTTTCAGGGTCAGTGATATCACCTTTGTTTCTCCAAATCGGAATGATTTTATCCAAGATACCATCATTCTTATAGTTGTGTTTAAATCTCCAAAATTTAACACCATCAGCTTCGTTATCACGGTCGATAACTTTAACGATGTAAAACTTACGAGACTTGTATTGTTTTGCCAATTCTTTGTCTGATTCTTTACCCGTAGACATCAACTCTTCGTAAACCTCATTCAAAGGTGAACGTTCGTTATCATTTTTTCCTGGGTCAAAGAATTTGTTCCACTGTCCACCAACTTGAATTTCGTGGTACCACGCTTCTTTGAATGGTGAAGAACCATCTGGTGTAGGTAGGATACGTACTCTACGTTGTCCTGATTTCTCTTTGTCGAGAAGGATACAAGCGAAATACTTTTTCATTCTTTCGTCTTGCGACATTTTGCTTTGGGCCCCGCCCCCTTGTTGTGCTTTTTCGTACTGTGCCAATACGGCGTCTAATGAACTCATCATGTTTTTTATATATTAAGTTTAATTTGTTTTACAATTATAGTATAGTTTTATCGATTTGTCAAATAAAAAAAGGTCACCTTTTGAGTGACCTTCGATTTTATTATTGTGTTTGTTATTTGTATTTGAACTCGTCTTCAAATCCATTGGATTTGTTTTGGAAAGAATTCTTAATATCATTAACATTGATGTCGGTCACGTCATCAGGTGTTAAAACATAATCATTTTTTCCCGTCTTTTCCATCTCTTCTGACTTATCATCGAAGAATTGTGATAATTTTTGGTTGAATGGGTATGAGTCGTAACTTCTTAACTCCAATCTTTCTTGTGGGGTCTTTTCTCTGTATTTCTCAATTTTGTTTTCAAGAGCATTTAACTTGTTCATGATTGCATCCATCTCACCTAATCTTGATTCCAATTTACCTAATTGTCCAAATAAGTTTTCAAAGTATTCATCTTGTTTTGATTGAGTATCTTTTTGAGTGGTAACCAAGTCAGTGATATCAAGTTCTTCACTATCTTCACTTTCGTCTTTATCTTCATCAGATTTTCCATCGTCATCAATTTTTTCAACATCGGGGTCAGCATCAACATCAATTGGTGTTGCTTCTCCTGTTGGAGGTGGTGGTGGAACCGCTCCTGCTTCTGCGGGTGGTGGTGGAGGTGTCGCTCCCGCTTCAGGTGCCAAAGCTCCTAAGTCGTCAGGTGCAGGTTCTGCCGCCTGTTCCATTATATATTTGTTGATACTATTGTATCTTTGAATTTCACTTAATATTTTTTTATCTATGTTCATGTTATTAACCATTTAATAATTGTTTAACACCGTTAGCAGTTTCAACTCTAACTCTTCTGTTAGCAGTTGTTTGGTGGCCGGCTCTTTCAATAAGACCGTCTCTTTCTCTTACAGTATAACAATCACCTGTATCTAAGTCGCAAACTTGTTTAGTTCCGTCACCGTTATCTTCTTGAGAAATTCTTGTAGATTTACCAAGATAGTTGTCTAATGCTGATTTAATATCCATAATTATGTTTCTATATAAATATATGATTAGGTTAATAAATTAACGGAACTTTAATAGCATTGTAAATGATTGATATACATCGTCAATCACATCGTCAGGATTTCTAGTTGTTCTCCATTTAACAAATTTGTCAGGTGACGAAGCAACAAACTCAAATTTGTTATAAATAACAGACGCACTTGCAATTTGTTTATCTGTTAAACCAGTATTCGCCTTTATTCCTGCTATCAAACCAATATCACTCAAGAAGAATCTTTGTTTATTCGCACTCACATTTACTCGGAATTCTTGCTCAACAGTTCCTTCATCTAACACTTCTTCAACAACAACATTATTTGGTCCTAAAACACGTTTGACAATTTTATATTGCCAACTGTTAAATTGAGAAAGAATTTCCCAATTACCCGCAGCAGGATTTATACCAACAGTAAGTGTTTCATTACTTCCATTAAGATTACTTGTAGTTTTTCCTGTCAAAACAATTGGTCCCGTTTGTTGTGGTTGAGTATTAACATTAGGTGGTGCGCCAGGAATTGTTATTGGTGGTGCCGCAGTTGTTTGTGAAGGATTATAAGTAAATGTTGTTGAACTTGCTCCACTACCATATGGTCCACTAACAACAATTATATTATTTTGTGGCATTGGTGAAACAAATGGTGGTACTGTTGCATTACTAAATGGTACTAACACAACAATATTAACACTACTATTAATAGTTATTCCTGTTGTAGTTTTAACGTTATTTATTGTCACCGCAGTTATACTTTCTAAATGAGTTCCTGTAATATTTAATATTGTATTAGTAACACCTGTTAATGGTGAGAAAGATACAATTGTCGGTGGAAGACATGTTGGAGGTGGAAGTTTTGTTGTGTTAAGATTATTAATTGCTCCCGTAACTCCGTCCGCAATTTGTTGAGCTTGACTCTTATTCGCCTTTCTAGCAGATTCAAAATCTAATCCAACTTGTGCTGCCGACTTATAAGCTTTATCAAAAGTACTTTTTAATGTGTTAAATTCATTTTGATTCGCGTCAAAATAAGATTCGGGTATGTTTGGAATTCCATCACTTGGTGGTTTCCAATAACATACATAATATTTCAAAAGACCTAACGGAGCGTTACCATTATCACCATAATATATTCTTCTAATATTTGGTGTTAATCTTGCAACCATAAAATCTAAGAATTTATCAAGGGTTTCAAAATTGGCAATAGGTTGTGATGTAGGAGCCCCCAATGAGTTTGGAAGTTTAACACACGATGCTTGTTTTTGTATAAAATATTTTGTACTTTCCCCCCAATAAGTATTCAAAACAACTGATGCAAAATTATTATTATAACCATAAAAACTATCTTTATTAAATGTTAGAACATAACATAACAAGTAGATACTAGTTTGTATTTCAGTACTAGTTGTTTTAGCTTTAATAGCATCGGAAAGTTGTGTAGGTGTTAAACCTATTGTAACAGATTCGACAAAATTTCCCCAAGTACTATAATTGGTATTTAAGTTATTAGTACATGTATTTGTTGCTGCACCAACATTATCACCTAATTGAGTTAATTGTGCCGTTTTATTAATATTGGTGATTGGTTTATCAGTAACATTATCTTTATTGGCAAGAATTACAGTTTCAATCTGAGTTAAAAGATTTTGATTAACACTTTGTAAGAAATTATCTATTGACGGTAAATCATAAATTCCTTGTCTAACACCAGAAAAATTAGTTTGAAATTCACCAGCAGTTATTGTGTGATTAACTTCAGTAATTAAATAAGGACCATTAAACATTGGAACATGTCTAAGGTTAAAATACATTGTAGGTTGTAATAATGCATTTCCCAAACAAATAATATCACATTTATAACTTCTTTGTTTGTATAAATTATACAAACCAACGTTTTGGGTTGCAACATTTTTACCATTTGCTTGGTTTACCATGTTTAATTGTGTTTGAATTGTCTCCGAAGTTGCTTTACCACTATCCATAGAAACACTAAACGAGTAAAACACATTCTGATTTCTTGTTCCAATATCAACATTAAATCCAACACATTTATTAGATAATGCCCAATCTTTTTTTCCAACTTGATTTTCAATTAATGGATTTTCCGATGCTCGTCTTAAATCAAAGGCATCATTTCTATATCGAGAATTTCCCTTTGGTAGGTCTAAATAATTTGATGGTAAACCAGCATAGAAACAAATCATTTTTGGTCCTGATTTTCTGTAGTCCACATCCAAAAACGTTCCCCACATATTATCCGCAAACTGTAAAGACCCTTCAGCACTTTGTGATATTGTGGTTCCATCGGCATCTTGTACATTATAAAAGTTAACATACGCTGGTAATGGCATTACATTAAATTTGTTTTTAATTAATATTCCACTAAGAAATGTGAACACACTCATTTCCATATTAATGGAACTAGCCTTTAAAGTATTTTTTAAATCAAATACATCAATAAGAAGAACGTCTCCAACATTTCTCGATGCTCTATCTAAGAATAAAAAGTCTTCAAATAATGTCTTGTTTGTAAAATCACCACCAGAAATCCATTTATCATTTAAGGCTTTAAACACTTCGTAATTTTCAACCTTACTTTGTTGTCCATCAATAACACTCTGTATTTTTCTTTCAGGTAACTCTTGTTGATTAGGTAAATCAAGTCTCACTTTTGTTAATATTTGATTCAAGAAAATATTTTGTAAGGCGTCAGTCCCACCTAAATAAGTGTTGATGTTTGTTTTAAATTGTGAACTATTAATTGTTGGTACATTTAATTTTTGAGTGGCATATTGCTTAATAAGTTGTGAACATAACACAACATTATTGACTGAGAATTCAATATTATTATCAATAAAGAAATCCGTAATATATGAACCTTGGTTAGTATATCTTAAATTGGTTATTGTTGAAAACCCTACTTCGGTTTCTAACGCCAACCAAGCTTGTGAATATGTTGCCTTTGATTGAGCCAAAGTAATCGCACCATTAACCGATGGTAATGTATTATTAATATATGTACCAAATTGAATTGGGTCCACAATTGAATTGTTTCCCCCATTAGATGCGAGGAATGAATCAACGACTCTTCTTTTATAATTTGCAGGGTTACCATATTTTAAAACCACATCATATTCCATAAATGATTTAATCGTATTTGAAAATGTAACCAGTTGTTTATCACCAAGAGTATTAAAATACTCCGAATTTGTTAAACCCGCCTTGGCATTGACAGACATTAAACTTCTAAATAGATATTGGAAGTTTTTATACGTTGCACTATTATCAACAGGAGATTGATTAACGGGGACAACAACTTGTGGCCCTAAATCTATGTCAGATATTGGTTTAGAAAAATTTAAAAACTCTTGTTCAAATTTATCTAAAATACTTTTATCAAATACTGAAAACACTTCTTCAATATTAGAATAGTTATTTTCCAATAATAATTTAAACGGCGCTTGTTTTGTATTACCAGTTAAAATTTGATTAACATAAGAGTCGGGTTGTGGTTTAACTATTTGATTATTATCAAAATAACCATAATTTGGTGCTGACCATAATAATCTAACAGAACCATTATAAACAGATGGGTTATTTAATATTGGTACAATTTGATTGTTATTTTGTAAACATTCAACATTAACTTGATTTACTGAAGAACCGAATGAAGGGACAATAAAATAATTAACCCCTGTCGTATTTTGATTTGGAGAACAAGTTCCTGATGACGCAACAAAATCAATTAAATTATCGGGTAAAATTACCGACCATGTTTGAATTGATGTACCAGTAAAACCATTTGGGTAAATGTTAGAATCTGTAAAATTATATACTTTCATACCTCCATTAATACTTGTTTGTATTTCTGTGTCAGTATATCCTGTATATAAATCATATCCATTATAAAAAACGTTAAAATCATTAATAACTTTTGGATAAAATCCAGTTTGTATTTTTGAATTAGTAACAATTGAGACATTTTGTAATTTTATATTCTTAACACCATCAAATTGAAATGTATATGTTTTGGTATCGGCACTTGTTACTGGGTCAAAGTTAACTTTATAATCAAAGTTATTCCAAGCAGAGTCAAGGAAATCAATGCCAGTTGTTTTGTATGTTTTATATCT